AATTTACGTTTAGTGGTGATAATAAGGTATTCTATATTATTCGTAATACCAACTCCACAAGTAATAGAATATATTCAATAACTACAGGTACTTATAATGATGGTCTGTGGCATCAATTTGTAGTAACATATGATGGTTCTGGAACCGCCGGAGGCATAGGTATTTACGTTGATACTGTATCAGATGTTAATGTGGTTAATACTGGCAACATAACAGGTGGGATAACTTCAACGGCAAAAGCGGTTATAGGTGCTAGAAACGGTGTCGCTAATTACTTTGGTGGTAATATAGCAATAGTAAAATATTATAATAAGGTATTAACTTCAGCTGAAATCCTACAAAACTACAACGCAACTAAAGGAAGATTTGGATTATGAGTACAATAGGTGGACCTGAAATAGTAACAGATGGATTAGTTCTAGCATTAGATGCTGCTAATCCAAAATCATATCATGGTAGCGGAACCACTTGGACAGATTTAGTAGGTAGCAATGATAGCACCTTAACTAACGGGCCTACGTTTGACTCTGGAAATGGAGGTAGTATTGCTTTTGATGGGACTAATGACAGCGTAATTGTATCTAACATCAGCACAAACGACTTTAGCGGAGAAGCAACTTTACTTTGCTGGTTAGCATGTTACAGTAACACGCCTGGCGCAAACCAAACAGGAATATTTGGGTGGGGTTCTTCAAGCGCTAGGTCGCATTATCCATGGACAAATGGGTATGCATACTTCGACACGTTTAGAAACGCGAGAGTAGATACTATTTCTTTATCTTCTTTAGATAGAACAACACCCCATCTTTTGGCAATCACTACAAAATCAGGGGGTAACTGGAATCTTTATCAAAACACCACAGTGGTAAAAACCGCAAACGCGGAATCTACCATTGTGTGGGATGACGCAACGATAGGGCGTGAAACCGCAAATGAAGGATACAGATTTCAAGGGAAGTTCTTTGTCTTTTCTTTGTATAATCGTGAGCTGTCCGCCTCCGAAATCACTCAAAATTATAACGCATTAAAAAATAGGTTTGGATTATAACAATCTACCATATTTATAATAAACAATAGGAGATATTAATGGCAGTACAAATTCCAATATGGCCAGGTTCATCATCATTCTTTCCAGATATGACACCGTTTGGTTATTATGATAATGATTATGAGTTTCAACAAGATGTTGATAAGGTGTCATCTTGGTGCGCCAAACGATTGGGTTATCCAATTGTTGATATTGAATTACAAGATATAAACTTTTATGCGTGTATTGAGGAAGCGGTTACCGAATATTCAACTCAAGTAAACCAATTTAATATTAGAGAAAACCTTTTAAATATAAAGGGTAGTTCAACCTCTTCAAATTTATCACAAACAGAATTAAATGCAAACTTAGGTGGATTGATATCTTTAGCAAAAGATTATGGTACAGAAGCAGGAAGTGGTGGTAGAGTAACGTACTATACAGGCTCATTTATTGCAAATGCAGACCAACAAGTTTATGATTTAACCGACCCTACGTTAGTTTCATTGGAAAGTGGGACTCCTGGTGTGGATACTATTGAAATTAAGAAGATGTTACACAACGCACCACCTGCAATGGTAAGGTACTTTGACCCATTTGTAGGAACTGGATTAGGTTCACAACAAATGATGGATACATTTGGATGGGGTAACTACTCACCAGGTGTTTCATTTATGATGTCACCTTTGTATGATGACCTTTTAAGATTACAAGCAATTGAATTTAACGATATGGTTCGTAAATCTCAATATGGATTTGATATTCAAAACAACAGAGTAAGATTATTCCCAATACCTGAGAGTAGTTATAGAGTACACTTCCATTATATATTAGATTTGGAAAGAAGAAACCCAATCATAGACAATTCAGTAGTATCTGATTATTCAAACGCACCATTTGATAGAATTAAATACACTAGAATAAATCATGTAGGAAAACGTTGGATTCACAAATACGCATTGGCATTAGCAAAAGAAATGTTAGGTGCAGTAAGAGCTAAGTTTAGTTCAGTACCAATTCCTAACTCAGAAATAACATTAGATGGTGCAGATTTAAGAAGTGAGGCATCTACAGAAAAAGAAATCTTAATTTCAGAATTAAGAGAAAACTTAGAAGCAACTTCTAGAAAAGCATTGTTACAAGCACAACAAGAAGAATCAGAAGCTATGGAATTAACTCTTAATAGAGTTCCAAAAGCAATTTATATTGGTAGTTTTTTATTACCATTTATAGGGGTACTGATATAATGGCGTTATTCGGTGGAGAAAGAGATGCATCTTTGTTTAGAAAAATAAACAAAGAATTAATAACGGATATCATAGATACTGAAGTGTATTACTATAAATTAATTATAGAAGATACCAAATCTAACTTATATGGTGAGGGTAAAAGTAAAATATACCACAATCCTATAAAAATACCCACATTGGTTGATAGAACAAATGCTGAGCAGGTATTTGATGATTTTGGTTCATCTTATACTAGAAATGTAAACTTTTATTTTTTAAGAGACATATTAAAAGATAAAAATGTGTTTCCTGAGATTGGTGATGTAATTGAGTGGAATGATGAGCAGCATATTGTAGATGTAATATTTCAAAATCAATTCTTCGCAGGTAAGAATCCAGAAACTTGGGATGGTGGTGATTCACAAGGATATAATCTATCTATTCTATGTGAAACTCATGTAGCAAGAAAAACACAACTTAATTTAAAAGATGATGTTAGAGTGGGTGTTAATAATAATAACAATGACTTACCAATAGGTATATAATGGCAATAAAGTATAGACAAAATAGAGATGAGAAGGTAGATTTGAAAAGAACACAAAGTTCTACTTCAGATGACCCTATATTGAATAAAGCTAAACAAATATCTCGTAAAAACGATGATGTAAAAAATATATCAGTTGGTATATACGATATTGACTTAGCATTTAAAGATTTTTTAGAGAAAGATGTCAGACCTACTATCGAAGAAGGTGGAAACTTTATTCCAGTACCTGTATTATATGCATCGCCTGAAAATTGGGTATCTGCCCAAAGAGATGGGTTTATAAGAGATGCTAATGGTAAAGCACAGACTCCATTAATCTCATTCAAACGAAACTCATTGGATGTAAACACCGAATATTCAAAATTAAAGGTAATGACTGATGATGATACATCACGAACCTTTGTAAAAAAATATACACCTAAGAATAGATACGATGCATTCTCGCAACTAATAGATTCAAAACCTATTGATGAGTATCATATTGTAGATAATCCAGATTATGTTAACATTAGTTATGATGTTATAGTGTGGTGTGATTATATGGAAGATTTAAACAAAGTGGTTGAACAAATCATTTACTTTCAAGGTGGGGTCTTTGGTGAAAGATATAAATTCCAAATCAAAGGTGAATCTTACTCGTTCGAAACAACAAATGGGGTAGGTGAAGAGCGAATTGTTAAAAGTAACGTAACTCTTACATCAAAAGCATATATTATACCTGAAGATAGGGGTAAACGAGTAATAAACTCTCAAAAGGCGTTTGGCACATCTAAGATTGTGTGGAATACTAGACTAGACACTTAGTGTTTAGATTATAATTTTAATATTTATACCTATAAGTTAGTATAATAAAAATAAATGTTATGGCAGAAGTAAAAAACGTTACTGAAAAACAAAATATTAAGTTTGAAGAAGACGAAATTAAAAAAATAGAAAAGTTTAGAAACGATTTTTCAGAAGTTACCGCAAAGTTAGGAGAAGTTGAGATTGAATTAACCTTAATCGAAGCTCAGAAAGATAATGTTGTAAAATTCAAAAATCAATTAAAAGACCAATACTTAAAGCTAAGAGAATCTGAAATTAAGTTAGCAGGGGAACTTAAAGAGAAGTATGGTGATGGTGAATTTGATATAAACACAGGTATGTTTACACCATCGACATAAATATACATCGTTTCCAATTTTTAGAAGTATTTATTAGTATATAAACCAAAAATTATAATAGGAGAATAAAATGGCAGAAAGAATAGTAAGTCCTGGTGTATTTACCAGAGAAAAGGACTTGTCGTTTCTACCCCAAGGAATTGGTGAAATCGGAGCAGCACTAATAGGGTCTACAGTTAAGGGCCCTGCGTTTGTTCCGTACCCAGTAGACTCATTTCAAAAGTTTCAACAAGTATTTGGTGGATTGACGGAGGATTCATATCTACCATATACTGCACAGGCTTATTTAGAGGATGCAGGAACAGCAACAATCGTTAGGGTATTAGGACAAGATGGGTATACCTTAGAAAACCCAGTCGGATTAATTATATCCTCATCAGCAGGTACTAAATTAGCAGGTGTACTACACCCAACTACAGGTGTAACATCCGATACTGACGTATTTAAAAGTAGTTCGGTATCAGACCAGTTTGAGGCAACAAATGTATCAGCATCATTGTTTACATTGGGATTATCTGGTTCAACATTCGCAAACGTTACTTATAGTGCATCATTAAATCCAACAAGTGATAACTACTTTACAAAATCATTTGGATTTTCAGCAAGAGGTTCACAAAAGGGATATGTTTTAGCAAACTTTAAAACATTCCAATCGGAATCATTTGCAACTGGTGAAATACCCGTTGTAACAATGGATATGACTAAAGATATTGATTACTCTAAAGCATATACTGAGGCATCAACACCTTGGATTACATCACAAAAGGTTGGTGGTAATACTACTAACTTAATTAAGTTCCATACATTATCACATGGTAATAACACTAACTACGAATTTAAAATTGGTATTCAAGATGTTAAACCAGCAGGTTCAGTACCTGGTTCTGAATATGGTTCATTTACTGTAGTTGTACGAAGAGTAGACCAAGACAAAGTTATTGGTTCACCATTTGTAGGTGTAGTTGATAGTGATATCAGACCTAACTTAGTGGAATCATTTCAAGGTGTTAACTTAGACCCTAATTCTCCAAACTTTATCGTTAGAGTGATTGGTGATAAGTATATTACAGTTGATGCTAATGGAAAATTATCAACAAATGGTGATTATCCTAATAACTCAGAAAATATTAGAGTAGAAGTAACTAATGCAGTTAAAGAAGAAGCAGTAGATGTATCTTTAGTACCATTTGGTTTTGCTGCATTGCAAAATCCATTCGGAACTGCATTTACAGTACCAGACCCTGCATATGTATCAGCACAGACAATTAATAACTCATACAATCCTAAGAAATTTTACGGATTTAATTTTGATTTAACTACAACTGATAACTTAGCGTTTTTAGCACCAACACCTGATACTGGAACTGCAACTGCAGGAACTGCATTTTACTTAGGTGATTATAACCAAGAAGCTGGAGCTAATTTCCCATCATCTGCATCACCTAACTCAGGTTCTATTTCGTTATCAGATGCAACTACATCAATTAACTCTCGTAAATTTATAGTACCATTTCAAGGTGGTTTTGATGGATTCAAACCAAATAGAATTGTAAGTACTACTGGTGATATTACTGCCGGAAACACACAAGGGTATGATTGTTCATCTAATACAGCTACTGGAACAATTGCATTTAGAAAAGCAATTAACTCAGTATCTAATCCTGATGAATTTGATATTAATATGTTAGTAATTCCTGGTCTTATCCACAGATTACATTCTGCAGTAACAACATTTGCTAAAGATATGTGTGAAGATAGACAAGATACATTCTTTATTATGGATGCATCTGCATGGGGTGATTCAATCTCAACTGCAACTAACGCAGTTCAAGCATTTGATTCAAATTATGTAGCATCTTACTATCCTTGGGTTAAGATACTTAATACAGATAAAAACAAACCAGTATGGGTGCCGCCATCGGCAGTACTTCCTGGTGTTATCGCATTTAACGACCAAGTGGCCGCTGAATGGTTTGCACCTGCCGGATTAAATAGAGGTGGATTAACTTCAGCAATTGAAGCTAAGACTCGTTTGACTAGAGCAGAGAGAGATGCACTTTACGAAGGTAGATTGAATCCTATTGCAACGTTCCCTGGTCAAGGTGTAACTGTATTTGGACAGAAAACCTTACAAGCTAAACCATCAGCATTGGATAGAATCAATGTAAGAAGATTGTTAATCGCAGTGAAGAAATTCATCGCATCATCTACAAGGTACTTAGTATTCGAAAACAATACTGCAGCTACTAGAAATAGATTCTTATCAATCGTTAATCCTTACTTAGAATCAATTCAACAAAGACAAGGTTTATATGCATTTAGAGTTATTATGGATGAAACCAATAATACTCCAGATGTAATTGATAGAAATATAATGGTAGGAGAGATATTCTTACAACCTGCTAAAACAGCAGAATTTATAGTTCTTGACTTTAACGTACTACCAACTGGAGCAGCATTTCCAGAATAGTATATAGACAATAGTTACGTTCCCCTAATATTTTTGGGGGAACTAACTATTTTTTAGAATAAACTATATTTATATAAAAGAATTAGAAACATAGGAAAACAAAAATGGCACAACTATTAGACCCAACAGAAGTAATGTTTACATCATTCGAACCGAAGATGTCAAACAGGTTCATTATGTATATAGAGGGAATCCCTGCATACTTAGTGAAAGCAACTTCAAGACCAGAAATAACAAATGGTAAAGTTACCATCGACCATATTAATGTTAGACGATATGTAAAAGGTAGAAGTGAGTGGAGTGAGATAACCGTATCTCTTTATGATGCAGTAGTTCCTTCAGCAGCACAAGCAGCGATGGAGTGGGTAAGACTACACCACGAATCTGTAACAGGAAGAGATGGATACTCTGATTTCTACAAAAAAGATATCACATTTAACAGTTTGGGTCCTGTTGGTGATAAAGTAGAAGAGTGGACACTTAAAGGAGCATTTATTCAGGCAGCAAAGTTCTCAGATATGGACTATACTGGTGAAGATTTAGCAACTGTAGATTTAACACTTTCATACGACTACGCAATACTACAATACTAAAATACGGATTGTAATAAAAATTGAATATTTAGAAACCTCAACAGAAATGTTGGGGTTTTTTCGTTTAATTTAATTTATTTTAATATTTATTAGTATATTAAAGAACCTAAATAAAGTTTTAAAAAGAAAAACGTTATGAGTAAAGAACTACAAGACGACTACAACGCAACTGCCTCAAATAAAGAGATGGTTGAACTCGCAAAACAACAATACGAGCAAAAGCAAGTATCCGATTACAAATTCCCAACAGAAATAATTGAATTACCTTCAAATGGATTGATTTATCCAAAAGATAACCCATTATCATCTGGTAAAATCGAATTAAAGTATATGACTGCTAAAGAGGAAGATATACTAACTACTCAATCTTATATTAAAGATGGTAGTGTATTAGATAGATTGTTTCAATCACTTATTGTGAGTAATGGTGATGGATTACCAATCAAATATGTTGATTTGGTGGTTGGTGACAAGAATGCCATTATGGTAGCAAGTAGAATTTTGGGATATGGTAAAGAATACAACGTTGAAGTTACAGACCCATTCGGTGGAGAGAAACAAAAAGAAACAATTGACTTAACTCAATTTGAAAACAAAGAATATGATGGTTCTAACCAAATTGAACTACATAAAAACGAATTTGAATTTGAATTACCACAATCAAAACGACTAATTACATTTCAGTTACTTACAGAGTCTAAAGAAAGAAAAGTAAAGCATGAATTAGAAGCAGTAAAGAAGCAATCTAAAAAAATGGGAGATGTAACATCTAAAGAATTAACAACTAGATTAAAGAATATGATTGTATCAGTAGATGGTGATTCAGATAAAA